CAAGGTAGTTTACGGTACATATCACTACGTGCCATTATCTAGTTCCTTGTTCAGAGTAATCTATATCCATACCAATTGCAGATGACCAGTTAGCACCGGTAGGTGTTAAAGCTATTCTATGATAACGACCTGCACTTCTTACAGAGCATCTATCTTCTTGACTTGCTGTAACTGCTGTACCGTATGTAATAGTGTCATCTAACATACGTCTGGAAGCCACAGAAACGCTTGCAGAGCCATTATCTACAGAAGGTCTAATAAGAGTAAGCACAGAGTTATAACCGTATTCTAAGTCGTTTGTAATAATATTTGCTGTAGCTAGAGTTCCTGTAAATGTGATAATTTTAGTATCACGAACACCACCAAATAGGAATTTACCACCTGCGTATAGTCTATCATCTAATGTAGTTACAAGTGTATCTACGGTCTTTAATGCTGCTGCACTTGCTGCCATATCTATAGCAACACCTGTGCCAGAACCTACGCCTGTAGCTGTAAATAATACGCCTACAGTATTAGCTACTGCACCAATACCAGTAAATGATGTTGTGCCTACTGTTCTAATTGTGTATGACTTACCTACTACAAAAGAACCTGCTGTTATGTTGTATGCTGTATCTATACCGTCTAAGGTTGTACCTGTTGTAGCTAGAGTAGATAAATAGTCTACGTCTGTATCTGCTTCACACCATTTTTGTGTTTCAAAGTTATAGATAAGTAAAGCTCTGTTACCTGAAACAGTTGTGTAATTCCAAATAACTAAGTTACGTTCTGGGTCTACTGCTGCTGATATAGAATCAATATCACCAATGTTAGCGTTAGCATAAAAGTATCTGTCTACTTTTTCTGAACCAATACCTGTTACTTGTTGACCGTTACATGAGTAGAAGCCATCATCTGATAAGAAGTAAGTAATACCACCATATTGAGCTATAGAGCCACCTTCTACACAACCTACGTTACGTGAGATAGTGTCAAACTGAAAGAATAATGGTGAGCCTATATATGACATTCTAACAATGGCTTTTTCTAGGAATACTATACCAAACTCGCCACCTGTAATACCTGTAATGTCACCACCGTCAGGAAGGTCTTGTATATCACTTTGTGATGCTGCTCCTGCAGTCCAGTCTGTAGGGTCATTAATGTCTGACCAGTTTACACGTGATGGATATGTACCAGCACCTATATTAGCACCTACTACAAAGTCACGAACTACTGTAATGTATTTAGCTACTGGAGCTGCTGCTGCTAAGTCTGCAAAGTCTGTGGATGCGTTGACATCAAAATATTGTATTTTTTCAGAGCCATTAGAAGCAAGTGTATAGTTACCAAATTGAACAAATTGCCATCTATTAATACCTGTGTATCCACTAGCTTTAGATACGTCTTCCATAGATAAGTCTGTAGCAGATACTTTAAATAACTTTGTAGCACCACCAGCAAATATAGATACGTCTGCATTTACTTTAGCTGCAAAACAATTAGTAAGTGCTTCTGTAGCTGCACCTGAATAGTTTACTGCTGATTTAAACGGACCATATCCTACAGCTAAAGGAATAACGTTGTTAGCCTCTGATACTGTATCTAATATACTAGGTTGGTCAGGTAACCAATCTTTAAAAGCTATGCGTTGTGTTGGCATATTAAGCCTTCATAATATAGCAAAGTGCATAGTATGGAGGTAAGTTAGCATTAGTGCCACTTGAGCCTGTTGTGCTATTAGCAACTGTAATTCCTGTTGTAGCTGTTGATGTATTAACGCTGCTAAAACTCTGCGATGAAACACCATTGCTACCACCAGCAACACCAATAGAACCTGGTTGATTATAAGTATGCAAGTGTCCTGGGTCTGTTACTGTAGCAGTATGGGTATGGCTTACTACAATAGCATCTGCACTACCGCCTGTTGCACCTACAGCATAAGTAGATGTAGCACCTACTACAAAACGGTTTCTTAAGTCTGGTGTAGAACTTGAACCATCACATAATAACCAACCAGTAGGAATAGTAGCAGATGAACCTGACCATAATATAATCATACCCGCTACAAAAATATTTCCCCATGTAGGAGTTGCTGAACCTGCTGATAATAAGACTTGACCAGAAGTGCCTGCTGAACCATCTAGTTTAAATCCACCTGTAATGTCTACTGTGCCAGATGATACTAATGTGCCTGAGCAAGTAAATGGGTCTCCACTTGTGCCAGCTTGTTGGTCTTTAAGTAAAGCCATAAGTGAACGTATAGAATTGTTTACGTTAGCTGGTGAACATCCTTCAGCAATATTGATATTAGTTATATCTGTATTATCTGCTGCGGTTGCACTAAACTCTGAAATTTTCGTCTTTGCCATCTTTTATCCTTGTTGTAACCAAATGTCTGTACTTGGAGAAATATCAGTCCAAGTTTCTGTTCCTGCTGTAATTGTTGTCCATGTTTCTATGCCTGGAGTAATTGGTGTCCAACCAGAACTTAAACCCACTAAAGAACTAAAAGGAGCTTCTGAAAAAGCACTTATACCAAACATTATTTACTCCTTAAATATTTCTACCCAATTTAATATATCTTCATCCCAAGTATATCTTTTATCATCTGTAGGCATATCTATAGGTGCTTTCCATTGGCAAGTTGTTTCATCCAATAGCCATGAGTTAAAAGATTTAGGTGGAATAAAAGCATCACGACCTTCGTCATAAGTATATCCAATACCTGCATAATTTTTACGAATACGACCATTGTAAGATGTTTGTTTCCAAGTTCCACCTAAAAGATTAGAGCAAAAGTCTATTCCTTTTTGTTCATTTTCTTGACCATTTTCATCAAGAATGTCTTGGTTAGCAACCACAATTACTTGGGTTACTATATTGTTTTCTAATTGAGCAAAGTGTGCCATTGTTATTCTTTTTAAGTTAAGCTGTATAAGTACCAGTAGCTGTGTAAGTTAATATAGTGTTAGCACCGCTTGTTGTTACAGTTGGGCTTCCTGTAGTTGTTCCTGTATATCTATTTGTAGGTACAGATAATATTACCACACCAGAGCCACCAGCGCCTCCAGTAGCACCTGAAGATGTATAACCACCACCTCCACCACCACCGCCTGTGTTAGTTGTGCCTGATGAAGCTGTTGTATCGTTATTTGTGCCATTGCCTCCACCACCTAAACCACCAGCTCCAGCAGTTGCAGGCCCTGGTCCAAAAGCACCACCGCCCCCGCCTCCAGCATAAGTTACTGAACTACCTGTAATAGAACTAGATGTTCCTGTACCACCATCACCTGATGTGCTTCCTGAACTATTATTACCTACAGCAGAAGCACCTCCACCTCCACCTGTCAAAGTGCCATTAGCACCATTACCACCAGCAAAACCTTGTCCAGATGTACCTGAACCACCAGTTCCATTAAAATATGCACCACCACCTGAACCACCTGCTACTCCAGACCTAGCACCAAGCTGACCACAAGCACCGCCGCCACCGCCTGTAACAGTTGTTAATCCTGTAAATGAAGTATTTGTGCCATTAGTTCCATCTACGGTGCTAGTTCCTCCTGCTCCACCACCTCCTACTGTAGCTGTATAAACAGTGCCTAAAGTAAATGTAGTAGTTCCTGATAGTAAGCCACCAGCTCCACCTCCACCTCCAATACCACCGCCACCGCCAGCTCCACCTGCTATTGTTAAATAAGATGCGGTATATGGACCTTTTTTAACTGCAAACATACCATAACCTCTTACTGCTTGAACGGATAGTCTAGACAATAATGGCATTAACTAATTCCTATTTGAATTGTGTTTTAGCTGCTAATACTGTAAAAGCTGCTGAGCCTGTTTTAACAATAGTATATGAGTAAGCGTCTATACCTGAAACATTACCGCTAATAAAAGCTGTGCCATCTTGATATTTAGGTGTGATAGATGAACCGTCTATTTGTAAAGCATTGTTATAGTAAGCTGTAGCACCTTGTGTAACTAAAAATACTACTGTAAGAGCTTGACCTGTTGACATTAAAGTATTTAAAGATGTTGTTCCGTTACCTCTAATATTAACTGTCCAGTTAGCACTTGCGTCTGTTGTGTAGTAAAGAACTGATTGTGTAGTTACATCATAGTTGATAGTACCTGTAGCTGCAGTTGCAGATATTGTTATTACTTCTGCTGCATCTTGAAATACTGCTGCTAATGCTGTAGTTGAACCTGTAAATGTTTGAGTAGCTGTAAATGTAGTTGCAGTTGCTGGAGCTACATAATCTGTACCTGCTGTAGCGGCTGTAATTGCTGAAGTGCCATTACCTTTAATAACGCCTGTAAGAGTAGTTGCTCCAGTACCACCATTTGCAACTGGAAGTGTACCTGTTACTTGTGTTGATAATCCAATATTAGAAATAGTATTGGAAGCTCCACTAATTGTTTTATTTGTTAATGCTTGACTATCTGTAGTGCCTACAATAGTGCCACTAGGTGCAGTTAAAGAAGTTGTCCATGCAGAACCTGTTGATACTGCAATACCAGCTCCAGGATAAACCATAGAACCACTACTAGCAGACCATGTTGGAACACCGCTAGATAATGTTAATACATATCCATTAGTACCTACTGTTAATTTAGATAATGTATTAGTAGCTGAAGCGTAAATTAAATCGCCTGTAGCGTATGTAGATAATCCTGTGCCACCATTTGATGTAGGAAGTATGCCTGATGCTATTATGCTTCCAGAATTGTTATCATAAATAGATTTATCAGCAGGATATGTTATAAATATGTCTTTAGTACCTGCACTAAAGTTTACTAAACTACCACCATTGCTAGACTCTAATACAGTATCACGAGATAAAGTATTTCCAGATGAAGTATATGTGCCTAAACCTACTTCCCATTCTGTTCCACCGGCAATAGTATAGTAGGTAGTATTAGCGTTACCAATAGCAGAGAATGATTGAAAGCCAGATGATGCACCAGCAAGCGTAATAGTTCCTGTGCCTGTAGTAGTAGTGGTTTCTTTAACCCTATCTTTTAACACTAAAGCCATTTGTTATCCTTATCTCGGTGTTACGCTTAATGTTGTATATGCGTATGTTTGACCTAAGTCACTTGTTTTAATATTAGCAATGGCTCTATCGTATAATGCTGACCATGTTGCTACTCTTGGGTCATTCATAAGATATGGTTCTGCTTCTGCTAATGTTGCGTAAAGTAAAGCGTCTGGGTAGTATGTCAAATATAAGTTATTAGCTGTTGTGCTAGATATAAATGTAGGTTGAGCATAGTATAAAATTTGAATAGTGTAAGTTGTATCTTGAGTAGGTGCAAACTGAAACTCTGTGCCTAACATTGTAAAGTAATGTGAACGACCTGATAATGATGTTTGACCATTACGGAAGAATAAGTCAGGTGACTGATATTCTAAAAT